TGAAACTCAACCTCGACCTCACTCTCGACCTCCACGCCGAGATCGCTGCCGCGATGCAGATTGTGCTCAAACAGGGCCAGTACATCCGCGGCCCCGCCTATGACCTCTTCTGCGCAGAGTTCGCTCGATACATCGGCGTCGCGGGCTGCGTCGGCCTCGGCTCCGGCACTGATGCATTGGCGCTGGCGCTGCGGGCGCTCGACATCGGTCCCGGCGACGAGGTCATCTCCCCAGCCTTCAACGTCGCCTACACCGCGCTCGCGATCGCGAGCGTCGGCGCGACGCCAGTCTTCGCCGACGTCGACGCCTCGACGCTCACTCTCGATCCCAATGCCGCCAAGGCGGCAGTGACGGTGCGCACCCGCGCCATCATCCCCGTCCACATCTTCGGCCACGCCGCTGAGACCAGCTACGCTGGTCTCGACGTTCACATCATCGAAGACGCCTGCCAAGCGCATGGCGCGATAGCACCAGCCGGCAAAGCCGGCTCACTAGGTCGAATCGGCGCATTCAGCTTCTACCCCACGAAGAACCTCGGCGCCCTCGGAGATGGTGGCGCAGTGGTGTCTGACGACACCACTCTCCTCGACACCATCTCCTGTCTCGCCGACGCCGGCCGCAGCAGCCGCTACGCCCACACCCGCCTCGGCGACAACACCCGTCTCGATGATCTCCAGGCGGCAGTGCTCTCGGTGCGCCTCCGCCACCTCGACGCCCTCAACGCCGAGCGCCGCTCCCGCGCCACTCTCTACAACGCCTCACTCGACGGCGTCCGCCTCCCCCTCGAACGCCAGGACCACACCCACGTCTACCACCTCTACACGATCCGCCACCCCCTCCGCGATTCGATGCTCAACTGGCTCAACGCCCTCAACATTCCAGCGCTGATCCACTACCCAATCGCCGCTCACCTCCAGCCGTGCTTCGCCCACCTCGGCGGCAAGGTCGGCCAATTTCCAGTCGCCGAGCGCGCCGCAGCGCAGATCCTCAGCCTGCCCATGCACCCCTCTCTCAGCATGTCTGACCAGTTGCACGTCATCGACGCCGTCAACACCTTCACCGAGCGTAATGATGCCTACGATTAGCCTGCTGTGCCCGGCGATCGGGCGCTCAACGCTCGCAACGATCCGCGACCAGTTCCTCGCCCAACGCAGCGTGGGCGACGAGTTCATCGTCGTCGGCGACGGCCCCCAGCCCGCTTCGCGGGCTATCTGCGACGGCATCGACACGATCACTTATCTAGAGCATGGGCCGACGAACCACTGGGGCAGCGAACAACTCGACTACGCGGCGCTCCACGCGACGGGCGACTATCTCGCTTACATCGGCGACGATGACGAGCTCGCGCCGAACGCCCTCCTCAACGCCCATAGGGCGTTGAGCGACAGCGACCCTCACCCCTACCTCTTCGCCACCCTCTATGGCGGCCAGCTCTGGAAATGCCGCTTCAGCTCTTGCCAATGCACCGGCCAGCAGTTCATTGTCCCATCCGACCCGTCTCGTCTCGCGCGCTACGGCGACAAGCCTGACGAAACCAACGACTGGAACTTCATGTCCGCGACGGTCGCCAACTACGACCACCGCATCGAGTTCCGCCACGAACTCTTCAGCATCATCCACCGCCGCAACTACGGAAGGGTCTTCTAGACCATGTCGATCGGTCTTCAGAGCGTCCGTCTCGCGACCGAACGCCGGTTGCGGAATGATCAATACGTCACCCTCGTCCGCGATCGGAAGCAAGCTTCCGAGAAAGCCTTCCTGGCGTACTACCAGCGCCTTGCGAGGTTCTACGACCGCTACCGCGGTATCTATAGCGGACGCTTCGCCCAATTCCGCAACAACATCCACATCCCCTTGATCTACAGCATCATCCAGAGCGACGTCGCCAAGAAGGTCCAGATGATGCTCGGCAACTGGCCGCTCATCTCCTTCGAGGGCTACCCGCCGGAGCAGGAGGCGACTGCCAAGAAGAACGAAGTTCTGATCAGCATCCAGTTCGAAGACGCCATGATGTACCTCAAGACAGTCGACTTCCTCACGACGCTCGACCTCTACGGCACCGCCGTGATGCGCACCGGCTGGCGCCGCGACCAGCGCTTCGAGAAGCTCCGCGTCCCGATCCCCATTGCACCGGGCATCTCGATCGACCAGACAGTGAAGCACTGGCGCACGCTCTACGACGGCCCTGACAGCTATGTCGTCGACCCCCTCGACTTCTTTCCCCAGACCGGATTCCGCTTCATCGAGACGATGTCGTATGCAACGGAGCGCTACTGGCGCGACCTCGATGACATGCGCGCCCAGGTCGCCGCCGAGCAGGCGGCGGGCGTTCCGCCCGATGAGCTCTCGTTCGATCCACAGGCTCTGACCGACCTCGCCATCCGCGACCCCGGCGGCACAGGTATCAGCGAGCGCCTCGTCGATCGGATCAGCGTCTACCGCAACCAAACCGACTACGACATCCGCCACGGTTCGCGGTTCGCGAAGCTCGTCGAGGTGTGGGATCACTGGGGTAATGTGCCCGCTGAGCTCGTGCCGGCGGACGGCCAGCGCCAGCGCCACCTCGTCGTGCTGAACGGTCGCGTCCTGGCGAAGAACTCCCCCAATCCGAACTGGCATGGCCAATTGCCGTGGAAGAGCGCCGCGATCGGCGACCCTCACTACTTCCACGGCATCGGCAAGAGTGAACTGCTGGAGAAGCTCCAAGCTGCGTCGAACCGGATGATTAACCACATGCTCGATGTCCAGGATCTGACAACGAGCCCTGTCCACATCGCCAATTCGAGCGTCTTCCCGCACCAGAACCTCGTCACCCAGCCAGGCCGCGTCATCCACGTCGATGGCCCAGTCGACGATAGCGTGATCCGCCCGGTGATGATCGACCGCGCTGGGATGAACAACGTCCCGCCAACGGTCGAAATGCTATGGCGCTACATGCAAACCGGCAGCGGCATCGCCGAAGACGCCGCGATGGGCATGGGCGGCGGCGGCGATCGCACGACGGCGCACGAGTTCCAAGGCCGCCAGGAGGCGGTCATGTCGCGCATCATGTCCGAGACGCGGCAGATCGAAGAGTCGTGGCTAGAGCCGACCGCCAACATCTACAGGGCGTTGAACCGCCAGTACCTGACGCTGCCCAAGGAGATCAACATGCTTGGCAGCTTGGCGGTGCAGAACCAAGTGACTGGCATGCCGCTCCCGCCTGACCAGACCTCGATCACTCACGAAGATCTCTGGCCTGACTACCGCGCTCGCGCGGTAGGCGCCAACCAGGCGATGATGCGCTCCGCCAGGCAGCAGAACGTCGTCCAACTGATGCAGGGCATCGGTGCGATTCCGCAGATGGCAATGACCATCAACTGGATCAACTTCGCCCGGCAACTCTTCGAGATCTACGGCTTCCGCAATATCAACGAGTTGATGCTCACCCTCCCGCAGGCGGGGATGCTCGGACAGATGATGGGCACCTCGCCCCAAGGGGCGATCGACAACGCCGGCAATCCGGCGATGCTCCCCGATTCCCACATGGAGACGGTCGAGCCGAACGCTCAGACCGCCTCCACCCTTCCCTCTCTCTCGTGAGGTGACATTTGGCTGACGAACTGGATATCGAGGCAGTCCGGCGAACGTTCCTAACCGAAGGCTGGCGCAATTTCATTGCGCCGGGCATCGCCGCCAAGATGGACGAAGCGAAGATCATGGCCGTGGTCTCCGACCACGAGCGCGTCGGCGAGTACAAGACCTGGTCCAATGATCGAGTGGGCGGCTTCGTCCTCGGCCTCGGCTGGGCGCCGAACCACTTCTTCCAGCGCGTCCAACTCGCTGACAAACAGCGCGCTCACGAGGCCGTCGAAGCCCGCATGCGCGAGGAAGCCGAAGTCTCCCACGGCACGCCCCACGCCGTCACCGCCACCGACCGCGAAGACGACGCTGATCGCCTCGGCTAGAATTGTGCTTGACAGTGCCAATCTGGCACAGTATCCCCATCGAGGTGGGCAGATCGCCCACCTCACTTGAAAGGACCCTCAGATGTCTACCGACCCTGCTGCGAACCAGCCCTCTCCTCCCGCCTCCACGCCGGCAGATCGCCCAGTGTGGGAACGCCTCGGCTACGCCAACGAGCTCGAACTCGAACGCGCCACGTACAACTCGCGCGCAGAGGGCTCGCGACTCGCTGCGCGAGTCTCCGAACTCGAATCCGACTACCGCCCAATGCCCTCGGAGCGCGCAGCGCTCCGCCGCCCCAGCGACGAGCTCGCTGCGATCGGCATCCCGACCGACGCTCTCGACGCATATATGAACGAGCGGCTGAACGCCACCCTCGCTCCAGTCCTCAAGACCAACGCCGCACTATCTCGTGTCAAAGCGGAGAACCCTGACTTTGCGCGCTTCGAACCTCAGTGGAATGCGTGGCTCTCCGCGCATCCCGAAGTCAACCGACGTCTCCAAGACGCGCTCTCCAGCTCGCCAGACAGTGCTGATTTCATTCTCGAAGGTGCATTCGCCCAATACAGCCGCGAAGCGCGCGCCGGACAATCGGCGCAGCAGAATCACATCCCAGTCGACGCCTCCCTCCCTGTGACCCAGTCGAGCGGTGCGACGCGCGGTGTGAGCGCTGAACCAGCGATGCCATCCCGAGAAGAGTTCGAGCACCTTAGGCAGCAAGCGCGCCGCGGAGACCAACGCGCACAGCTCGCTCTGATGCGGCTCGCCTCCGGCGACCAGATCCACCCCGATCTTCCGCCATCGCGCTAAGTCAGATGTGAGCTAGGAGGAGTCTCCTAGCAATGCCACCTACCGGCCTACACTCCGTCTACGATCTCGGCGGTCCGCTCCACAGCGCGACCGTCGTGATCAAGGAAGATGTCGTCGATGCGATCAACAACATCGACCCGACTGACACCCCTGGCTACTCGACGTTCTCCAAGACCGTCGCCAAGTACACCTCCCACGACTGGATCATCGCGTCGTTGAGCGCCACGGCGACGGCGGGCGTCGAAGAGGGTAAGGACTTCGTCGGCGGCACCCGCCCTGGGCGTTCGCGCTTGACGAACCGCACCCAGATCTTCGAAGCCCCTGTGATCGTCTCGGATACGGCGCGAGCGGTGGACCCGTTCGGCGTCACCGACGAGTACATGCTGCAGACGATGTACGCGCAGCAGGAGGAAGTTCGAAACATTGAGGCGACGATCTTCAAGGTCGCCTCGGCGAGCGCGACTGGCGACGAGTCCACCGCCGGCATCATGAAGGGTCTGCGCGGCTTCGTCGGCCACGCGACCTATAACATTCGCGCCACCGCGGAGACCTCGACGATCGCCACCGCGGCGATCATTGGGCTCCACGACTC